AATGGTGCTGCTTCTGCTGCTGGTGAAATCAAACATAACTTAGATTACTTAAACACCTATGAAAATATAGTTCTTTGTTTTGATAACGATGATCCGGGCCGTAAAGCTACCAAAGAAATAGCTAATCTCTTAGAGCCGGGTAAATGTAAGATCATGTACCTATCTAAGAAAGATGCTAATGATTATCTTATCAAAGGACAGACACAAAAATTTGTTCAAGCTTTCTGGAATGCCAAGACTTATACACCAGAAGGTATCCTTTGTGGTACAGATATATACAACATCCTATTTACTGAAGAGCATATAGAAAGTTATCCCTACCCTTGGGATAGTCTTAACAGTATGACTTATGGTATGAGGATGGGAGAGTTAGTACTTGTGACTGCTGGTAGTGGGATAGGAAAGTCCAGTGTTATGAGGGAGTTATCTCATTATCTAATGACAACGGCTGATCAAAAGGTAGGTTGTTTATTCCTTGAGGAATCAGTACGTACTACAAGTAACGCTATCTTATCCATTGAAGCTGATAAGAAGTTTCATATCCCTGCTTCCGATACTAATCCTTGGACAGAAGATGAACGTAAACAAGCCTATGAAGATATGCATCAATTAAAGAATGCTATCTTCTGGAATCACTTTGGATCTACTAATTTAGATAACTTACTCAATCGTATCAGGTACATGGCAAAGGGATTGGATTGTAAATATATAATCTTAGATCATATCTCTATTATAATATATGACTTAGCTGATGAACGTAAAGCTATTGATGCAGCCATGTTAAAGTTACGTACTCTTGTACAAGAATTAAACATTCATCTCATGGTAGTCTGTCATCTTAGTAGACCTAGTGGTACTGGACATGAGGAAGGAGCAAGTGTATCTTTAAAAGAACTAAGAGGTTCGCATAGTCTTGCTCAACTACCTGATATGATCATAGCTTTGGAAAGAAATAACCAAGCTCTTAGTGAAGCAGAACGTAACAGAACTTTAGTTAGGATATTAAAGAATAGATTCTCTGGTGAGACAGGACCATCCACTATGTTCTACTGGACAAAAGAAACAGGAAGGTTGACAGAAGTACCGTTAGATGATAGTCTTCCTGATAACGCAAATGATGACGAGTTAGGAAGTCTTCATGATGATAGAGAATTTGATTAAGGATAAACAAGTTGTTATTATTGACATTGAAACTGATGGGTTTCTTGATACCGTTTCTACCATTTTCTGTGTAGTATGTAAGGAATATCCATCTGGAAAAGTACGTGTATTTAAAGGTGATGAATGCTATAATGAATTGCTAAGTTATATTAATAAAGACTTAGTACTGGTAGGTCATAATGTATTGTCTTATGATCTTAGAGTCTTTAGTAAGCTTCTTAAGTATCGGCATAGTGTTACTAATACTATTGATACGCTACTTCTATCACAACTATTCAACCCGATCATCGAAGGTGGACACTCACTCGCATCTTGGGGAACAAGATTAAAGTTCCCTAAGATGGAGTCTCCAAATTTTTCTTATCTCTCAGATGAGATGATTGAATACTGTATCAATGATGTTGAATTAACCTATAAAGTATTTGAATATTTATCCCAAGCCATGTCTAAATTTTCTGATGGTAGTATACAAAGAGAACATTCATTCAGATATCTTATAGATAATCAAGAGAAGCAAGGGTTTTATTTTAACTTACCGTATGCTACAGAATTTCTAGCTGTTCTTACTGATGAGCTAATTAATATTGAGAATGAATTGCAAGAAATTTTTCCACCTACGGTAATTGAATTAAAGACTAAAACAAAATACGAACCTTTTAATCCCGGCTCTAGGAAACAAATAGCAGAACGTTTAATAGAAAAAGGATGGGAACCTAAAGAGAGAACTAAGAAAGGTAATATAATAGTTAACGAAATAGTTTTGGAATCGGTAGAGATACCAGAGGCACAAAGCATTAAACGTTATTTATTATTACAGAAAAGAATATCCCAAATTAAATCTTGGATTAAGTTCTGTAATCCTAATACATCTAGGATACATGGAAGAGTTATGACTTTAGGAACTATCTCTACTCGTTGTAGTCATAATAATCCTAACGTTGCACAGACTCCTGCTGTATATTCTCCTCATGGATTGGAGTGCCGTACCTGTTGGACTGTGCCTGACACTAATCAATATAGTTTATTAGGTTGTGATGCTTCTCAATTAGAATTAAGAATACTAGCTCATTATATGAAAGATGAAAAATATATAGATGAGATTCTACATGGAGATATTCATACATCTAATCAACAGATGGCTGGTTTAGATAACCGTGAACAAAGTAAGAAGTTTATTTATGCTTTGATTTATGGGGCTGGTCCAGCTAAGATAGGAACTATAATAGGACAAACAACAGGGAAAGGAAAACTGATACGTGAAAAATTTTTAAGGAACGTCCCGTCCTTGCAGTCGTTGTTGACAACAGTGAATGACTGTGCTACAAGGACGGGGAAGCTACGAGGCTTGGATGGTAGATACCTAAGAGTACGTAGTTTACATGCCTCTTTGAATGTTCTTATTCAAGGTGGTGGAGCAATCGTTTGTAAAGAATGGTTAGTTCAGATTATGAAAGGCATACGGAAACAAAACATAGATGCAGTACCTGTCGCTAACATCCACGATGAAATTCAATTTGAAGTTCGTAAGGATCAAGCTGAACAGCTAGGACAGATAACTAAGCAAGCTATGAAATCTGTAGAAAATATACTTAATTTGAATTGTCCACTTGACAGCGATTACAAAGTCGGCTATACATGGGCTGACACTCACTAAAGAAACTAAACTTTATCATAAAACTTAATCATAATATATAAGGAGTTAATAAGTTATGGCAGTACTAAAAGGAAAAGGATATTGGGCAAAGTTGGATCGTGCCGTTAATTCTTTTGATCCTACTAAACCGCGTTGGTCCATCGATATTTCTTTAGATAAAGAAACTAAAGCTTATATCGAAGAGCTTGGTATTCCGGTCAAGAATAAAGGGGAAGATCATACACCTAGTGGTGACTTTGTAACTTTCCAAAAAGATAAGTTCCTTTCTAATGGGCAGGAACTACCCAAGCCTCGCTTAATAGATGCCAAGAAGAATGATATTTCTGGTACTCTTGTAGGTAACGGATCAATGGTAAAGGTATCCTTCTATCCAAAGGAATGGAAGTATGCTAATCGTCAAGGTGTACGAGGTGTTCTCAAGGACGTTCAACTCTTAGAACTTGTTGAGTATGTACCCAAAGACGAGTTTGAAGAGGAAGATGGTTACGTCTCTCCTAATCCTCTTCCATCAAAGATGGATGAAGCTTCAGAAAATTCTACTGATTTAGAATTTGACTAAGCTTTAAACCTTTAACCGAAAGGACTATACCCATGAACAAATTAAAAAATCTTGTGCCTGACTTAGAAGAAATGTTCTATGCCGGTAGACAACCTTCTGATGAAGACCTAGATGTATTTGCTCGTGATGTCCTTTCGGTTATAAAGGACTCATTCAAACCCAGAAATCTAACTTCAAAGGAAGCTTTACGATTCTCTAGTATAGGTAGACCTGATAGACAACTATGGTATACTTATAATAAACCAGACATAGCAGAAGAATTACATATGTCTACTCGTATTAAGTTTATGTATGGAGATTTAATTGAACAGTTATTAGTACTGTTAATTAAAACAGCAGGGTATGAAGTTACTGATAGGCAAGCTGAAGTTACAACAGATGGGATTAAAGGTCATACAGATGGGAGAATCGATGGTGTTCTCGTTGATTATAAGTCTGCTTCTCCTTTCTCATTTAATAAGTTTGTAACTGGACAAATATTTAACGATGATCCTTTTGGTTACATCGCACAACTATCTGGTTATGCAGATGGTGAGGATGAAGCTGCTTGGGTTGTAGCTAATAAAGTATCAGGACATATACACGTTCTAACTTTAGATTCTATGGAGATGATTAACTTTAAAGATAGAGTTAAAGAAGTTAAAAGTTTTGTAGAAGAAGATGCTCCACCTGATAAATGCTATAGTGATAAACCTGATGGTGAATCAGGTAACCGTAAGCTTGCTATTGGATGTATGTACTGTGACTACAAGGTAGACTGTTGGAAGGATGCTAACGACGGTAAAGGATTAAGGAAGTTTGATTATAAAAATGGTCCTAGATTCTTTACTAAGGTAGTTAAAGAACCTAATAAAAATATTCAAGAAGTTAAACTATGAGTTATAGAAGTAATGCTGAACAAGAATTTGCTAATGACTTAACAGGTAAAGGTGTACAGTTTCAATATGAAGAATTTAAATTACCTTATGTTATCTCTAAGCATTATAACCCTGATTTTTTTCTTATCGACTACGGTTTCTTTATAGAATATAAAGGATATTTTAAATCAGCGGATAGGAAAAAACATCTTTTAATTAAACAACAACATCCACATATTGATCTAAGATTTATATTTCAGAATGCATCTAATAGATTAAATAAAAGATCAAGGACAACCTATGGGGATTGGTGTGATAGACATCAGTTTTTATGGGCAGAAGGTTCTATACCGAAACAATGGATAAGAAAAAAGAAAAAAATAAAAGGATAATTCACTATGAATATGAACGGGTTAGACATAATCAAAATTTTGATTATTATTTCCCTTCTGTCACTAGTATAAGTAATGTTATCCTTGATCCTACAGTAGATGAACATCAACAATCTTCACCAGAAAGATTACTATTCCTCTCTGTTATTTACCAAGGTATTCTTGATGCGAGTAGAGAAGAACTACCTAATGAATCTGACTTAATTAAACGCCAACGAAAAGAAGCAATCAATTGGTTCTTCGATAATAAATATATTGACGATCTAGATGAGGTATGTTATCTAGCTGGGATTAATCCTAGTTGGCTAGTCCGTATTGTCAAACAAATTCTAGACGGTGACTTAGCCTTTGACCGTAAACGTATTAATGTCCTTATAAATTCAACCGATAATTAGGAGTAACTAATGAAACAAGTTTCTTTTCCTTTCCTTTTGGAAAAGGATTC